GTTGTTTGGGTTATCTGATGTGTTGTCGTACCATTGTTTCAATACAATAACTGCACCAGCTGGAATTAGCGGTGCTACATCTGGAGCATATAAATGACTGTGATGCCATGTTGCACTCCAATTTGATACTTGGCTAATTTGTTCTGTTTTGCCTGTGATAGGATAGAATATTTCCAAACTTGCGGCATTCATTCTTAAATGCCCGTGTGGTTGAAAACTGTCTAATCTCACAGGATGGTCAAAACTGTGGAAGCCTTGTGTCATGTGATAACCGTTCGGAGCAATAACTATATCGTCTTGGTCACCTAAGCGATACAACGATAAGTCTTGCTTATACTTTAATGTTTCACTTTCTTCTTGTGAGTATAGCCAAAGTCCTATCTCTACTACATTGTCTTTGATTACACTCCCAGGAGCCATTGCGCCTAATCCACCTGGGTACATATGAATGTCCCAACTTACTTCTGCATTTGCTGGAATAGTCCTGCACACACCCTCTGGTACTATCTCACCCCATTTACCCATTGCATATTCTGTTAACATGCCCTGGTTACCGCTCTCAGTTATAATACTACTGTTGGCGTGATGTACTACTGCTTTAGCTTCGCCACGTGGCTTAACTTGTACTGCTTTTATGCAACGATCCTCTGTTAGTCCAGTCGGAACTAAATGCTTATGCCACAAGTCGTTACCACTTGCAGGAATGTCTATTGCTACACTGGGTATAACTGTATCGGGTAAGCCAAACTGCTCAGTGAAACTCCATGCTTCTGGATCCGGTAGTTGTGCTGTCTGCACCGTTATGTCAGGATCACCTCGTAGGCTTCCTTTATCTACCCATTCCACAATTGTGTCTATATCCATTTGAGACAGACGCCAATCTCCTTGCAAGTCTTGTATGCCAATTCCATGATCGTATGCGTATGGAGGCATCTCTCTTGTCATTACTTTATAACTTATAAGAGGAGCCCATGGTCTAACTTGTTCGTACGTTTCAAAACTCATTGGTCCTATGCCACCTGCTCTATGGCATACTACACAATTGTTATTAATAATATCAGCAACGCCTGACACATAGTCTGTTGCCCATGATGATGTAGACACAGTGGCTAAAAAAGCCGTGAGTATATACTTGTACATGTTTTTTCCTTTGGATTGCGTATCAACTACGAGCGAGTGCTCTAATACTAATATAACCTTATGTTATATTCTTACATATATTTATCTTAATTGGATAAGTTCTAGAACTGTTTATATATGTTTGTTACAATTAATTACAATTAGCTTTTTAGATACTTCGTATCTTTTCCAACTACTAACTTCATTCATTACATTCATTTCAGTTCTTGTTAGAAAGTTTCTAATTAGTTAATTAATGCGATATCATATAGTTGGAGTCATACTTCTCCTATTGCAAGGAGAAGCTGTTCGGAAAATATAGTGTCTGTCGACATCATATGAGCCATCATCATCTCTAACTCGGGTGCTATAAGGAACCAGTGAGCTTTCTGTCCCCATACACTACCGTCTCATCTCACGGAAATTTATGTAACCTTGTAGAGTTTAGTTACACAAACTTGTAGGTTGCTTTTTCTCATTGCCTACATCCTTTTAATACAGTTTGTCGTGTGTTTGTATCTTTACCGCTATACATCTCCAATTCTCGCACCTTGTTCAGGTTTGTCGAGGAGTCCGATATTGGCCTCGGGTGGGGCTGGTGTATAGTCCTATGTAGTGTGACTTGGTGTCTGTGGTGTGCCTTGCTGTGACTTGGTGTCTGTGTTGTTATGCAATAGTTAGTTATCTATCTTTCAATGCTTCTCGTAGAATTTTTGAACCGCCTACCCTAACGTTAATAATACCGTTATAGTAATCATCGGTTTCTAATACACGCCTTTCAAATTGTTCTCTGGCTTCGAGATAACTTGCAACGCCTCTACTGGGGCAATACCAAATTATTTCTCTTGTAAACTTACCTTCTCCTAGCTCTGATACATCAGCATTTAGATGATCTGAACTTCCCCAATAAGTTTTCCAGTCCGATTCTTTCGTTCCGCGACGTTTGTTCTTTTTGCCTTTTAGTGGAGGCTTAGTTGTTTTAAATTTGGCTAACTTTTTACCTACATACTTTCTATCGTTTGTGGTATTAGTAATTAAGTAGACAAATGCCTCGCAATCGTCTGGAAGTGAGTCTACTGTTTTGCCTTCATAAGTCCATGGTGTCATGCATATTAGTTATCCAATATTTCGATGTCATTGGCATAAGAAGTGAAACCTCCTTCCTTTACAACATACAATACATTACTAACTCTTCCTTGCAGTTCTTCTTTATGGGAAATTAAGAATACATTTTTCTTAGATTCTCTTCCCATCTTTTTAAGTACGCCCAGTGCCGCTTCAACACCAGTTGTATCCATACCAGAGTCAACAAGTTCATCGATACACATTAAGTTCATTGGTTGGTTAAGACTTTCATAAATATCTCTGAATGCCCAACTCATGCCAAGTATTAATCTGTTACGTTCGCCTCTACTTAAATTATCAAAGTCTAAGTCTCTGCCATATTCAGTAATGTCTACACTCAAGTCTGAGTTGAATCTAACATCATGTGGCAAGCCTAACTTTTCTAAATAATAATTTAGTCTGTAGTTTAAGTATTGTAAGTTCTGGTCGATAATTTTCTTTCTTATAAAACTGTCTTTGCTTGTTAATAGTTTATACAAAAAGTCTTGATGGTCTTTTAATTTAGTCCACTCGTTAATGCCTTCATAACTAACTTCTTCCAAGCCAGTTTCTCTAAGTGTAACTACTTGGTCAGAATATGGATTAGTTTCTTCTTTACGTTCAGCAAGTTGCTCTGTGATAGTGTCTAAATTATGTCTATGCTGTAAAGCATCTTCCATGCTGTTATAAAAAGTAATAGGACTTTCAGGCAGTTCTCCGATGTCAGTTAGGCTTTGCTCTAACACAGCTATTTTGCCTTCTAATTCTGTAGAATACGATAGCTCTTTTTTTTCTTTTTCTTTAAGCTCTGCGGTATACGTTTCATGAGTATCCAAGTGTGCTGTACTTTGATCACATGCTGGGCATACGCCTGATTCAGCTTTCTCGATATCGCTTCGTATACTAACAAGTGTACTAGCATTACGTTTGCTACTAGTTTGTAGTTGCTTTAACTCATTTTGTAAGCCTTGCATTTTTGAATACTGTTTGTGAACAATATCTAATTCTCTGTGCTTGTCTAGTTCGGAATCAATATCAGTTTCACTTAATGCATCCAATGATGCTTGTAAGTCTTTTAATTTTACGCTATGTTGATTGTCCCATGCTTTCCTACGCAATTCAATGTCGTCGATGTTCTTTTCAATACGCTTGTTAGCATTCTGTACTGCTTGTATTCTAGACTCTTCGTCTTTAATGCTGTCTTTGGTATTTTTAAGTAGCTCTTTAAGTAGCTCTGCTTTTTCACTAATCTCAGTGATGCCTAGTAACTGCTCAATCATATCACGTTGGTCATTAGTTTTCATACTAAGGAACGGTTCAGTGTATGTATTCAATGCAATCAAATGCTTAAACATATTATGAGGGAACCCTATAATACGTTCTATTTCTTTTTGTGTTTCTCTACTGTCGCCTTGCTGTTCGTCATCAGCTTTCTCTACACCATCTATAAAAAACTTTAAAGTGTTAGGACGTCTGCCACGTTCAATTCTATATTCGTTTCCGTTGATATCAAAGTCAACAGTAATAATCATGCCTTTAGCATTTGTTTTATTAATTAAGTTATCACGTCTAATGTTTGTTAACGCTTCGCCGTATAATCCATAACTTAATGCATTAATGATTGTCGTTTTACCTGTACCGTTTCTACTGCCATCGCCACCTAAGTCTAAATTGTGTCCTAGGACTAGTGTTAGTTGCTCGGTATCAAATGTAACCGCCTGGGTATTGTTGCCAATACTCATAAAGTTTTTTGCTGTTACGTTTTTTATAGTAAGCATTTATAAGGTCTCTAAACTTCTGTAAATTTTAACAAGCTCGCCGGTGTCGACTAAGTTGCTTTCGATTGTTTCTAATTGCTGTATAACAATTTGGTCAACACTTTCAAATTGTATTTCACCACCTTCGAAGGCTTCCTCTTCTTCTTTAACAGGAAGTAATTGTATCTCTCTAACTTTAAATTGTTCTGCAAATGTTTCACGAATAAAGTTTGCTTCTTCGTAACTGATGTTTACATCTAGTTTAACTCTTGCATGAGTTTGTGAATCTAAATATTTTTCAGGCGCTTCAAGTAACTGACGTAACCCCATAGTAACATACTTTGGACACTCTGCCCAATTAACATATTGTGGCTCGCCATCCCATTCTAAAAACATTGCACCACGTTCATTATCTTGTGCATCTGCATAGTTATGTGGGAAAGCATTACCGATGTAATGTATGTTGCCTTTATATTGACGTTTGTGGAAGTGACCACTGAATACATATTCTGGACCACTTAACATGTCTGCTCTAATACCACCGTGATCCGGCATTTCAATCATTGCATTCATTTTAAAGTATGGTAACTCGAAATGTCCAAACATGTATTTGCATTTTACTTTAGCAACATCTTTGTGTTCGTCTCCGATTAACCATGGAACGATAGCAACATCATCTTGTAGGAAGTGTTCATCTACCATAACAATGTTAGACATATCTCTAGCAAACTCGATACTGTTTAAGTCACGCTTTTCTCTATAAAACAAGTCATGATTTCCAGTGATAAAGTACACAGTTTCAAATGCATCGTTTAATCGCTTTAAGTCTTTGATAGTAGAGTTCATAGTAGCAATGTTAATACTTGCTCTATGATGATGCCAGTCGCCCAGAAATATACAAGTCTCGCAATTCCGTGCTTTCGCTTCCTTAATAAACCACGTTATAAAGTTATCGCAGTCTATTAAATGTTGTCTACTGTTTTGTTTTAAGCCGTAATGTATATCGGTGAAACACGCGGCCCTTTCAAAAAGGTTTGCCATAGTGGTTGTTACTCAGTTGATGTATTTTCTACTTCAGTTTCTGCAATCGCACGAAGTTCTTTCATCTCATTCTCGTATGCAATCTGTCTACCATAACTTGGTAAATGACCAGACTCGATTAAGATGTCGTCTCTAATTGATTGGTTACGTTTCTCTAAGTTTAACACTCTAGTGAAACTGTTATTAACTGTAGCGGTATAATATGCAAATGGATTGTCTGATTTTGCTTCGTTGAATTGCAATCCTATTTGAGCAAGTTGTACTAATGCTTGTCCACGCATTTCGTCAACATAAGTGTAACCTCGCCAGTTACCTCTTTGACTGTAACGCTCTACAAGTTTCATAAACATGCTACCGAGGGTATTTGTAATTTTTCCGTGGTCAACACTAAAATGACCATTGTGTAGTCCACCTACCCAATGACTTCTAGCAACTTCCCTAGGATTTGTTCCAGCACCATCTACTATATAATGTTTAAATGGAGGGAAATTTAGTTTTGCTTTTGTATCAGCAACTGTTTTAGTAGTTTTCTTTCTACCCGGTTCATCTGGAATATGGTCATATCCCATAACTCTAAACACTAGTTCATCTACTGCAAGAGAAAGCGGATCAACTGCAAAGTCTTTCTGCTTAGGCTTCTTATCCCAACCGCCTTCTTTCATAGCAGTTTGGTAGCCTTCTGATTGTAGTTTTGCTGACCTATTCTCTTGAGCCTGTTTAATAGTAGTTTTATTAATTTCGTTGACATCCATTAAAATGATGTCTGGGTTCATGTACTTGTCATCTTGCACATAACAATACGACATCTTACTAGCATGAATCTGCTTTAGTATGTCTTTGTTGTTTAAATAATTAACCTTTTTTGGTGTAATGTGAGCCATATAATCTCCTTAGTTAAACAGTATTATAGTGCCTAAGCAAGACAAAGTCAACTGTTTTCTAATAATCGTACTAATAATTAAAACGTGCTATTATTTATCTTGATAAATACAACGAAGGAGCACAATATGGCAAATGAAACATCAAATACCCAACCTAGTGTAAACAGCGAAGACGGTTCTCAAGAATTTAATCAATTCATGAAACGCAACGACGGCACAGAATTTGGGGAAATAGACTGGCGAGCAAGAATCCGACCTAAGAAAGGCGGAGAGAAATGGGCATACGGTCTAGTAGATCCCGATGATCCTTCTAAAGAAATTACTGATAGTGTACTAAAACCATTGCAAGAGAGAGGCGGAATTGTGTTTCCTTTTACTCCGGATATCTTCCTTGCGGCTTCAGTAGATTATAATGAGTCTACCCAACATGGATCGAACTATCCGTTTTATACATACATTAATAGTAGACCTACAACGATACCTATCACAGGAACGTTCACAGCAAATACTACAGACGAAGCACAATATATGTTAGCAATATTTCATTTTTTAAGAAGTGTTACTAAAGCATTCTATGGTGATAGTGCTGTTAAGAGTGGATTCTTTGGAACTCCTCCTCCAGTGTTATTATTTGAATACTTAGGAGAATTTGGGTTTAACAAAGTTCCAGTTATCATACGAAACTATAACTTCCAGTTACCGCCCAACGTAGATTACGTTCCGGTTAAATACAAAGGTAAAACTACAATGATGCCAACGGAAACTAGTATAATGATAGAACTTGCACCACAATACACATATAGAAAAACAAGAAAGAAATTTAACTTGCAAAGATTTACTAGTGGCAAGGGACTATCGGATGGATTTATCTAATGGCTAACACGGTTAACAAAGACAGTTTTTTACGCAGAGCTTCCACAAGAGGATTATTTCTTGACGTAAACGATTTGCCTAAACTTCCAAAAAGTCGAGCAGATAGAAAGTATTCAGTAGAACCTAAATACGCAAAACGCCCTGACTTACTAGCATACGAACTATATGGAACGGTCCAACTATGGTGGGTGTTTGCATTAAGAAACCCAGATGCATTAGTAGACCCTATAGAAGACTTTGTGTCAGGTTTAATAATATTCGTACCCTCTAAGGAAGTAATAGACAGGCTAGCAAACTAATGTTTGGATCTTCCAAAGACAAAGAGACAGCTGAAACTCCTATAAAGGAAGACCGATGGATTGGTGCTGTAGCCGGTAACAAACTAGATGCTTTCAATAACGCATCATATAATTTTAGACTTTACATGATACCCGATGATGACGGCAACGGCGGCGGATATAAAAACGGAGCCTTAAAAGCCGCACCAGAACAAACAGTTATTATTGCTCAGACTAGTGTAACTGGTGTAGCAATAGAAAATGTAGAATTAAATATCGTTAGGTCCGGAGCAGGTGTATTTGTGACCAACGGTTCTTTTACACTTATACAGCCCGGCGCCGCAGACTTACTAGACCAGATACAGATGGCAAAACAAGTGCTAGGCATCAAAGCCGGTATGTTTGCTAATGCACCTGTATTTCTCGAATTGAACTTTAAAGGATACACAGAGGATTTAGACGATAATGAATCCGGTGGCGAACCTGTTTCTATCGATGGGCCATGGTGTTGGCAATTAGAAATTGCGACTATCGATGTAAACATTAATGATGCTGGTAGCACATATGATGTTACGTTCGTACAAACCGAATCAACCGCATACTCGGATACATTTTATACAATTCCAGCTGACACCAGTATGACTGGTAGCACTATTGTAGAATGTATGAAATCCTTAGAAGATACACTTAAACAGTTCAGAGAAGACAACTATAAAGAACATGCTGTACAAGATGAAGTATCGTTTGACTTCTCTAATCTTGTGTTGATGCTCGGTGGAGACGGCAATTTAAATTATAGTAACTACAAACAAGCTGAACAAGTAAACAGATTAATGAATGCAGATTCCATGGGAATCAAGACCAGAGAAGAATACGATAAAATATTAGAAGACAATCCAGACAGTTTAGATGGTGGTATAGAAGCCAGCGGTGGAGTTTGGAGACGAAACAGAATACAACTAAAGCAAGGCACTAACTTACATAAGATCCTTACAACATTGCTAGTAATGAATGATGACTTTTTAAAGGCAATCACAAGAAAGACAGACTTCACTGATCCTACCATAGACAAAGACGGTCTAGACATGAATCAAACATTTACCACATGGTACAGAATAGAAGCGGTTACTGAGTGGCTAGACTATGACCATAGAAGAAATACTTACGCAAAGAAAGTAACTTATAAACCTATACTTTATGAAACAGCAGACGACTCACTAGCCAGTGGCCCGGGTGAATTTGATACTACTAAAGAAAATATTAACACTCGAATAAATGAACTGAAAATAAAAAAAGCATATCATTATTTGTATACTGGACAAAATGACCAAATTTTAGAAGCAACTATTGGCTATAAAGCAGGACAACTATTACTAGGTGCTCCGCAAGGAGGATTGATGGGTGATGCATCTACTAATCCTAACGCACCAGGAACTCCGACAACTGATGACGACCTCAACAATTCACAAAAGAAGGCTAAGATTGCGGCGGCACAAGAAAACACAGACGCACTAACCAAGAAATTAAATAACTCTGCATACCAGAATGAAGTTGCTGACCAACTACAGTTAAGTGCTTCTGAAAGAAAGTCTCTACAAGAAAATAAACAGACACAAAGGAATTTAGCAGAAGCTATGGTATTATTGAATAACGGAGGCAATGATCCGCTAGGGTATTTCAGGTCCCAAGAAGCCAATGCAGATCCTAGCACCCCTACATCATCGGATCCGACGCCAACGCAAAACGACCCACCGTACAAGCCAGAGCCGAGTGGCTATTTGTATGGAGCGGATCTTATTGACAATGCCGGTGGCAGTGAAATTGTTATTGGCGAACTTAGTTCTCGTCAAGCAATGAACTCGTTAAAGATGGCAGTTACTAAACCGGGATTTGACTATACTAAGAGTATTGTGTCCACATCAGGTAATACTGTTGACGGCACGCCTAAAGCAACATTGTTTGGATACATGTACCAAAATGTCAATGATGCAAGTATATTAATTGATTTAGGATTAAAAATTAGAGGCGATGTATGGTACTTAGGCGAGAAGCCAACGGACCCGCAGAAAGGCAAAGGCATGTCAGCGAAACTAGACAACATTGGAAAGGCAACCACTATGGATTCCATATCGTATACCGGCAATGATAACTATTTTCTATTTACAATGCAAACTCCGAGGGTAATAGATCCTGATATGGATGATGAAGATAACAACACAGGGTATCTTGAGAAAGCAGGCACGGCTTACTTTATAAGCGGTGTATATCAAATCATGGCAACTACATGTACATTTAGTAATGGCATGTTTGAAATAGAAGTAAATGCTAAAAAGAATACAGCACTAAATTTATCTGAGTACGACATAGTAGATATAGATTACGGAGATGGCTACTTAGCCGGTCCAGCAGATGATGGATTTGATCCTAATGCAGAAGCAGACGCCGTCAACGCACGACAACTAGAAACATTTAATGAGTCCAAAGCGGACAGGAGTACAGGCGGATGAGTTTACGCGGAAATTATAGAGCAGATAAGTTTAAAGTTAGTAGAAATAATCCCACTGCGGAAATGACTAAAAATGCTGATTTAGATTTCGGTGTATATTTAGGCGAAGTTATTGTTAGACCTAAAGACGATACTAACAGTGGCAGACTAACAGTGTATATTCCATCGTTAGGCAAAGATAGAGATAATCCGAGTAATTGGGTTAATGCATTCTGGAGTACTCCGTTTGGTGGAAGTACCCCGGCTAACAGAATTGGAGACAATTTAGCATCGTATGTCGAAACACAAAAAACATATGGCATGTGGATGGTACCGCCTGATGTAGGTAACTGGGTATTAGTATGTTTTGCTGACGGCAAATCTAAATTACCATTTGTACTAGGATGTTTACTACCAGATCAAATGGCTAACATGGTACCTGGTAATGCCGCAGGCAGAACTTTTGGCACAGACCAAAAATTGCCAGTTGCAGAAGTTAATAGACAAACAGACCAAATAAATCACGGTGTTAATGCTACACGACCAGTTAACCCATATATAACAAAACCTATTCTTGACCAAGGCTTAATAAATGACAAGCTCAGAGGCTTATCGTCATCTAGTGCAAGAAGAGAATCACCTAGTGCAGTATTTGGTATATCTACTCCTGGTGCAGAAGATGTAAATTTAACTACAGGTAAAAAAGACGGCACACACAGAACAGGTGGACACAGTTTTGTGATGGACGATGGCGACATCAACGGCGACAGTAAAAATATAAGAATTAGAACAGCAGGTGGCAACCAAGTATTAATGGACGACACTAACGGACTAATTTATATAATAAATGCAAAAGGTACTGCGTGGGTAGAGATGAGTGGAGACGGCGACATACAAATATATAGTGAAAAAGATATTTCGTATAGAGCTAAAGGTAACATCAATATTCGTGCAGACAAAAATTTAAATCTAGAAGGCAACACATCTGTGAATATTAATGCAGGTGTTTATGGCGAAGCACATGGACAACAAGACGAGGACGGCAATCAACGTGGCGTACTCAACATTAACGCTGGCGCAGAAGCTACTATGAAAGTTATGAAAGACTTTGTGTTAGAAGTAGACGAGTTAGGCAGTATGCATTTAACTGCCAGACAATCACTACTTGCAACCGCTGGCACTGACATGCATTTAAATGCTAAGTCTAACATGTTTAGTACAGCGTCAGAAACTCAGCATATTAAGGCAGGCGGTGAGACAAATATACAAGCAGGTAATAAAGTAAACGTAGTGGGCAGTACAGTGCATCTCAATGATGGTGGTAGTGCAACACAGGCAGAAAACAGTAAAGCCGCTTTGGCTATACCGACAATAGCACATGAAGACCAGCCAATAGAAACACCAGGGTGGGAATATGACTTTCAAGCAACTAGCGAAGATAATCCGTTGACCACTGACGGTGAGAGAGATGGTAATAAAGATACTGTTACTAGTATTATAGAGCCATTACTGACTCGAGAGCCTTATATAGGCCATGCAGACAAAGACAATCCAACTAGTTAAGCTGTTTCGTTATTCTTATTTGTATGTATTTGTTGTTGTAAATCAGCAAACTTGATATAGGCTCTATATTTGCCTTCTTGTTCTTCAGCAACTGATCTTCTTAAAGTTTTAATTTCGGCTCTTAGTTGATTACATTCGTTGTTCTTGTCAACAAGCATAAGACGAAGTTCTTCTTCTAAGGTATCGTTTAAGCTATGGTTATTATTCACCAAACATCTCCCTTTTTATAATTTCAACCGTTTCAAAATTAACTAGCACTTCGTTGTGACTAGTACCCATTTCAATCTGTTTCAAATTATTAAAATTACTAGGAACAGATTTCTGTGTTTTAACAGTTAGAGTGCCATCGTTAGATTCACCCATACCAGCAAGAGCATTTCCGGCTCCTCTAGTTCCTGTTGTTACTATGTTAATTATCTTAAAATCATTGTTTACAGTTTGTAATGCAGTGATAAACGTACTCTTTGGATTTAGTGCTGTAAAAAGTTTGCTGTGTCTGAATGCATACGATAACCATTTTGCTGTTCTACTACCGCCCCACGGAGCACTCATGGCTAAAAATACTTCACAGTTAGCAAATGCCTGTACCGCTTTTAATCCTAGCAAACACCCGTAACTATGTGCTATTACGGAGAATGGTTCATGCCCAAACTCATCGAGTATTTCCATTTTGATACGAGTTACTAATGTTTCCGGTAGCTCTTGCGTGTCGTACTCTATATAAAGTACGTTATGTTCTGGCAAGAATATTTGTAAAAAGTTAAAACTTAACGTGGAGGCGCCACTACCATGTATAAAAACAATATTTTTGTTAGGCGGTAACGGCATTCTTGAGCATAGATTCCATGTCATAGAATTCCTGTGGTACTTTGCCCTTCTGACCTACAAGATTAACCATTTCGAACAATACATAGCCCTTAGTGTGGTAATCGTAAATGCCTACGGAATGTAGACGATTCTGTTTTTTCGACATCATCTTTTGGAAACGAGGTCCGTACCCAGAAGACTGATCAGTTAATTTTAACTGCTTGTTAACTGCGTCTGCTTTTTTGCAAATGCTGTCGAATCGTTCAATGATATTTCTCATTGTTATTCCTATAAATTTATAAAATTAGCAAGATAATTCCTACTATGTTATTATGTATCCATTCTATTGAAAAGTCAACATTTTTTTAGGCTTATTATGGTGTTTATTATAACTAGTTTTAATCCTTTAGGATAAATAGTTGTATGGCAAATATATACAGAGGATTCAGCACAACAGGCAAGGTAAGGGCACCTTATACGCTAATTGATGGTGAACTTATAAAAGCTGACTTACTTAACGAACTTTATACCAAAAGAGGTGAGCGAGTAATGAGACCTA